AAAGTGCTGCAGGAGTCGCAAACGAAGCCTCAAACGAAGTCGCAAACGAAGCCTCAAACGGAGTCGCAAACGAAGCCTCAAACGGAGTCGCAAACGAAGATGTCACAGATGCCCCCATTGGTGACAACTTCATTGACCCCAGAGAAAAATTTAGACAAGCCGTCGACAAACAAGCGGGAAGACATCCACTCGATGAACCTAAATCCAATGAGGGGGACGACGGACAAGGGCCTGATCCAACACTTGAAGAGTAGTAAACCTGGTGCTCAAAAGCAATTACTGGCAAAAGCTTTAGCGGAGCGTTTAAGACGCCGAGCTCAAAATGATATAAATGCTTTCTGTTTATATATACTAGATTGGGATAATCAGTGGTTCCATAAAGAATGGCATGAAGCAATAGACAAATATGAGTATACGCTTATTATATCCCCTCGAGATCATGGCAAAAGTTCTCAGATATCAGTGGCTAGAGTACTCTTCGAGTTGGGTAGAAATCCAAATTTACGTATTAAGATTGTTTCACAATCTGATGATCGCGCTTCCAATATCCTATCTGAAATTACTGAGCATATGCGCTCAAATAAAAAATTACATGAAATCTTTCCTAATCTCAAGCCTGCACATGGTAAGCCATGGACCTCACATAAAATATATGTACAAAGAGACCTTATATCTAAAGATCCATCTATTGAATCGCTTGGGGTTCTATCAACAGCCACAGGCGCTAGAGCAGACCTTATCATCTTTGACGATGTGGTTGATTTCCGTAATGCTATACAAAATCCAAAATTACGTGAAGTGGTTAAAGAAGCATTTTTCTCTGTCTGGGTTAATCTATTAGAACCTGATGGGAGATTAGTTTATGTCTGTACATTATGGCACCAAGACGATCTTTCACATGCCCTCATGGCTATGGAAGCGTACCATACGGTCTTCTTTTCGATCCCTGAGGGATCATTTGAACCTATTTGGGAAGATAAGTGGCCTGAAGACCAACTCAGAAAAAGATGCGCAGAAGTAGGTACAAGAGAGTTTGATAGGTCATTTAGAAATATCGCATTGTCAGCTGAAGATACTCTTTTTAAGCTTCATTTTATTGAAGGATGTTATCGATCTGTAGAACATGCGCCTAAAGGCTTAAGATACTTCGCAGGAGTGGATTTAGCTGGTGGGAAGAGTAAAAAATCCAAATTTAATGTGATATTTATTTTAGGTGTGGATCGCAAGGGTCTTAAGTGGCGTGAGAAGATTATAAGAGGGAGGTTTACCTCTCCGCAGGTAGCTAAGTTGATTGTAAGCGAGCATGATAAATATAAATTTGATGTTATCATGGTAGAAAATAATGCATATCAAATAGCTTTGTTAGAATGGTTAACAGAGATGAATTATAGAGATTTACCGGTTAAGGGGTTCACTACAGGCAAAAACAAGTTAGATTTACAGATAGGCTTACCTTCACTAGCTGTAGAGTTTGAGAACAAAAGCTGGGCCATACCGCGAGCGAAGCGTCATGCACCTACCTGCAATTGTCATGACTGTCAATGGATAAGAGAATTGACTAATTACCCGATTGGGCGAACTACTGATATTATAATGGCCCAATGGTTAGCTCGCGAAGGGGCCCGAATGGGTTATAAAGGTGGGAGTGTTGACCGGTGGTAAAATGTCCCAAATGCGGAAGGGTAGATGGAAGTATCCTTGTAACAGATTTAGTGCCAGCAGAACTTACAATGAGTATGTCTACGGGTGAGATAAGTACTATTGCCTTAATTAAAGTCGGCGCAGGTGTTAATATAAAAAATTTTTCTAAAGCTGAATGTATGGATTGTGCTTTTAAAGGTGTATTATCAGATTTTGAATTAGGAGGACCAGATGGATGCTTATGAACAACGTATGCAAACGATACGGACTAAAACCGCTGCGAATTTAGTGGCTAGGTATCAAAACGCGCCCAGTGCTCAGGCGAAAGAGCAGATATTTAAAGAGTTGGTCAACATTTCGATTACTGATGCTAGTAGTTACACCCTACTGCTACTAGCCACATCCTAAGGAGTGGAGTTATGCCCGTATTTATTGAATCTGAAGGCTTACGCACATTGATTGATATTACTGGTGTGAAACTTATCTGGTTAAAATTAATACTGATTCTATTCCTATTGTTAACGGGTGGTGCTCCTCTTGGTAGTTACTATGGTGGCATGCATGCAGTGTCCAACGCTGTGTATACTAAAGTTGCGAAGATCTGCGTAGAAACTGATTCTTTAAAAGTAGCGCTTGTGTTGGAAGAAGAGCAGGTATCGGATGTAAAGAAAGCTTTATATATTATTGCCGACCAGAATATGTTGATAGCTAATAAGTTAGGGATTGAAGGCTTTCCAAATATGCGCCTTATTTTAAATGGCGGATGAAATTATCTTGGCGCGGTGTGGGATAGAGGCGTAGGTATTGGACCGACTTGCGCCTCTATACTTATTTATTTTTATAGTGGGTTTTTCTCTATTTATTACGTATTTTACAATTGTCTTTAAAAGGAATTGAAGTCATGCCCGAAGCCTCTGAAATTACATCACGTAAACGCATACCTCGAACCTCTAATGTGGGAGGTAAGGGCCAAGTTCCTGTTATAGAAACTTGGGGCACAAATGTAGATTATCGTACAGATGATTATACACAATCTACAGAAACTTTAAGACAGTGTTACAAAAGGACAGCTGCCGTGCGCTGGTCTGTAGACACTGTTGCCAGAGAGCTTTCTACAATGCCATGGACAATCGCTCCTAATTATGTAGGAGCTATAAAGCCTCGTACAGTCAAACATACCCTTGAATTAGTCCATTTCTTTAATGATCCCAATGTTAATGCTGAAAGCTTTGCCGATCTACTGTCGCAGGTTGTTACTGATATACTTGTGTTAGATCGGGGAGTAATAGAAAAAGTGTCTGATATAGCTGGAGACTTGTCAGAACTTTGGGCTCGAGATGGAGCTACTTTTCATCCTAGAAGGGATATGCATGGCGTTATTACTAGTTATGTGCAAAAGCTGGGTACTAAGAAGTCTATTCCTTTTGATCCCGATGAGATAGTATTTTTTAAGATGATACCTACTTCATATTCAAAATATGGTATGCCTATCATTGAATCTATTATTAATGAAATTGGTGCTGTCTTGTTTTCAATTGATTGGGTCGCTAAGTCTTTTACAGAGGATGAAATTCCTCCTGGAATCTTATCTCTGGGTGAGATAGGTGAAGTAGCTTATGAAAGAGCTAAAAGCGAGTTTCAAGAGAAAAAAGGTATCTATGGTAAAGGGAATATACGTGTTATTGATAATGTAAAAGATGTTAAATGGACAGAGCTTAAAAATTCTAATTCAGAGATGCAGTTATTGGAACTTTCAGAGAGATTAGATCGTACAATTTATCGCAATTTTGGTATTGAATATGAATTAATCAGTTCAGAAGCTACTGGGTTCTCTTTAGCCGATAAAGTTAAGAAGATACGCTTATTGAAGCCTTTAGCACGCAAGATAGCTTGGAAGATTAATAATGAAATTTTACCTTCTTTTGGATATGATGATGTAAGATTTCAATTTGTAATTCGAGACACTGAGGGAGATGCTACACGAGCTTCGGCATCTAAAACTTATCTGATTACTGGGCAACGTTCTATAAATGAGGAACGTGAGCAAGATGGTTACTTACCCATCCCTGGAGGCGACAGGCGCTTTATTATGGTAGGTAAACGTCTTATATTTTTAGATGATATGGCTAACATGAATTCTGAGGCTATTGAACAAACTAAGGGTGGGGCTAAAGAGGGTACCACTGAACAAAAAACTGAACAGCAACAAAGTGGTAATGAAGATCGTAGTAAGCGACAAGAACAGCCTACAGAGAGTACTAAGGAGTAATTATGGCTACGCAAGAAAAAATCCCTGAAGAGGCTTTACGAAATCGTACACCAGGAGCTTTTCAAGGTGCACATGTTTTTCGTTTAGATCCAAAAGCTGATATATCCAAGATGGATGATCAGGATCTTTTATTTTCTCATTCGATGTGCCATGCATTCTTTGCCAATATGTCTAGAGCTATTAAAGTAAAGAATTGGACTAAAGAGGCTTTATTGGCTCATCACACGACAATTATTAAAGAAATGGCCAAACGCAAAATGTTAATTAGTGTTACTGCTGATGAGATGGGTGAATCTGTAAAAGCGCTTGTGGCGAAGAGCTTAGGTCAAGAAGACGTCGGAGAGACTTTGGTACAACCTAAGATTCAAGGTGCCAAGAAGAAACCTTTAAAGGCTCCTACTATCAAGAAAGTATTCTCCGATCCTGAACAGCCTCTTCCTGTAGATCCTGATGAAGTGATGGCTAAGGCCTTGGAATTCTTTTCTGTATATCAACCACAGTCTATATTGAAAATTTTACATATTGCAGAGCATTCAGAAATTCTAACTGAGATAGAGGCACGCGATGCACAAGAAGAAGATGCTACTGATCCTGGGGGGTCTGAGGATAGGTGACACTTTTCATATCATTCCCTTTTTAAGACAAGCTTGTAAAGAATATCATGTTCATTGGATTCACGGTCAGTACGCAACTCCCGCAGTAGAGTTTATACGTGACCACATTGTTGGTATGGATATATCTAATGAAGCTCGCCCCGAATTAAAATCTTCGATACCTGTAGGATATCCCGACGTGAAGGAATTTGTAATGCGCAATATGCAAGGCATAGATATATCTGAATACGATGTAGCTCTTCCACCAAATTCTAAGTCTATCCATGTAAATCAATGGACCCCAGAGCTTGCATGCCCTAAGATGACTGATACTCAGTTCAATATTGGCCAAGTAAATTTCGATCATAAAAAGGATTCCATAGTAACCGTAAGGGATTTTCCTTCTCTTAAAGATCATATAGTAGTACAACCCACCACAGTATCCTCATGGAAATGCAGTAACGAGCTTTATTCGTTAAACTCTGATTTATTCGAAGGCCGTACTGTGTACAATGTCGGCGCAGTATCTGAAAGACCTATTACAGGCCCTAAAGTGATTATTAAGAATGGTGCGACTTTTGCTGAGGTAGCTCAGTTAATGTTATCCGCAAGATTCACTATTGCTTTACATAGCGCTATAGCTTGTTTAGCTTATCATTTAGGTATACCTTTTATATGCGTATCTTTTGGAGTAGGCTTTCTTCCTTTTCATAAAGATAGACCTAACGTGGTGCAGATTACTAAACCTACGTTGCCTGAGTTACAAAAATGTATACGTGATTTTATACAAAGACCCTATATGCGCATTGAAGAGGGTACATTATGAACAGTATAGCCGTAGTAGTACCCACCATACGTGAAGAATGTATTATCAAGTTTTTGCAAGAGTGGAGAACTCATTTTATTCGTAACAATTGCCATGTATATGTAATTGAAGATAATGCGAGCTGTAGCTTTAAAATTCCTCCTATGGGTATTGATGTACAACATTTGTGTCATGTTGATGTATTAGCAGATATAGGAAAAGAGGACTCATGGATTATTCCTATAAAAACTGATTGTGTACGCTCCTATGGATATTATAAAGCTTGGTTGGATGGATATGATTATATCATTACTTTAGACGATGATTGTTATCCTATTACCCAAGAGCGTTTAGACAAGGATATACTATTAGATTTTCCCGAACTATTGACTCCCATTGAAACACATGTTAAATATTTACATTCAGGTTGTTCACCTTATAATGTATGGGAGTCTACTATTGGGGATGTACGACCTAGAGGTATTCCTTATAAGAAAACATCACGTACTAATCCTATTATGCTTAATCATGGCTTATGGTATAATGTACCTGATGTAGATGCCATAACACAATTACATGGAGATAATGATTTTAACGATAAATTGCGCATGAGAGATTGTATTGTACCAAAAGGTTTTTATTATCCTATGTGTGGTATGAATATAGCCTTTTCACATACTATTGCACCTATTATGTATTTTCTATTAATGGGGCATAATTATCCTTATGATCGTTTCGGGGATATTTGGTGTGGCGTTATCGTTAAGAAAATTTTAGATCATTTAGGATTAGCTGTTCATTCAGGTCTTCCAGCTATATGGCATGAGCGTGCTTCCGACCCGCATGTTAATTTCAAAAAGGAATCTCCCGGTTATGGCGTTAATGAGGAGATATGGCGTATAGTGGATGGAGTGGTACTACAGAGTTCTAATTTATCTGAATGCTATTTACAGATTATGAAAGCTCTTGAGGTAAATTTACTTGAAGAGCATGGTTCATACTGGTCGACATTATATAAAGCATCTGAAATATGGGCAAATTTGTTCAAGGAGCCAAAATAATGAAAGTTATGATTATTTCTTGTCTAGAACCTCACCATTTAAAAACCTGCCTGCGCAGCTTATTAATGTGGGTCCCTAAGAAGGACATTTTCATTTACAATAATGCTAATACTCAAGATCGCAAGAATGACATTGGAGCTATATGCGAGCAGAATGATATAAGTATGTTAAGGCCTCCTTATGTAGAAAATCAGAAGAATACCAAACCTTTTATACATCGCATCACGAACGATTTTGCAAAGATGTTTCCCGATGATATTATATTGAAAATTGATGAGGATAACATTTTGGTATCTGACGTGAGTAAATTTGATTTTGCTCGAGGAACATTTTTCTTTCCAACTTCTACAATCAATAATTATACTACCAGATTTTTTCTAAGAAAATTCTGGCCTGATTTAGATAACAAATTAAAAGATACAACATGGATGTGGCATAAGCCCGAGCCTATAGAAATGAAGATTGTATTATTTGATGCTATATATGGATCTCATCCCAAGGATTTGATTGAGCATTTAAATTTACAATCAACACGTACACATATAACTCAGCATAATTATATGCACGAGTGTTTAATGTCTGAGAGGGGTATTTCTACTCACGCAGTAGCTTTTTACGGCCAAGATCATATTGATAATTATGGCGATGAGTCTTTTAATCAGGAAGTACGGTTCTTTGACCTAGTAAAACAAGGCGTTATGAAGTATGTGATAGATCATAGTATCTTTTGTCATCACATAAATTATCACTCTGTACGAGAACTTGTACAACAGAAGGCTGAACTTGTATCAGTCTTTCATAAACGTTTATTTGAGTATTATGAGGAGAAAATACCTAAGACTCCACGTAAAGTCCCGCCACGTAGTAAGGTCGTACATGCTTCTCATGATGGTGCTAATGTTTGTGTTACTATAGGTTGGTATTCGGATTTTAGAGGGGGCAAACGTAATGCACATACTTTGGCACCTCAATTATTTGAGTCTAATTATTTAAACGATACACTGATCCCTCGAATACAGCGACAAATTGATCCACGTATTATTTTAATTCACTCTTCTCAATGTGAAATTCCTCCCGATCCAGTACCTTTTGGTCATAACATAGAAGTAGTGCATGGTTATCGAAAAGCTAAACGTAATACTACAGCAGGTCAACCTCCTTATGCTATAGGTGGCGCACATGACTGGGGAGCTACTATGATGACAGGCGCTCAATATGCTTACTGCAATGATTTAGACTTTATCTTTTATGAGCAAGATTGCTTAGTACACAACTTTACTAAAGTCTTGGAAATAGCAGAAGGTAAGTCTATCGTTTATGGTTATGGTAAAAACTCTTCCTATGGGGATGGTTGGGCTGAGCCTAGTTTAACTTTTGTATCTAATGAATTCCTACCCGAATTTATTAATCGTTTAAATAAGGGCAAGTGGCATCAATGGACTGAAGGTTTTGCAAGATTTAAACATCCTGAAATACAATTTCATAATACATTCGCTGATGTAGCTGAATACTGGCCTTTTGGCTATGGTATGAAACGTCCTATTAACTTTAAAGATGAAGTGTATTTTGCTCAAAGATTTATAGAGGATGATTTCTTGAACTTTCTAAAGCATTCACAGGTTTAATATGAATTTTTCAGATTTTAAGAGGAATACTAGTTCTATACATACATGTTTAATAAACTTACCTTCACCACATTTAAAACAACCTGAGGCACAGGTTCCCTTAGGCATCCTGTATATCGCCGCTGTTCTTGAGATTTTTCATTATTCTGTTGAGATTGAAAACCTTAGTTCGTATATTAATAATGAAACAGCAGTAAAGAGCTTACCTGACGCCGATATTTATGGCATAACATGTACCTCAATGCAGGTACTACAAGCAGGTCGATTTGCTAGAGAGATTAAAAAATATCATCCACATAGCCACATTATCTTAGGGGGTCCGGGCACAATTACTCCTGAGTATATAGATTGTAATTATATAGATAGTGTCGTACATGGCGAAGGTGAATATGTAATTTTACAAATTTTAGAAGACTTTGAGAATAAAACTACACAAGCTACTTATTATGGAGAACCTGTTTTAGATTTAGATACGATACCATTACCTGCAAGACACTTGGTTAAACATCAGGGAGGGGATATTTTTGCTTACGGTAAGAATTATACAGGTGGTGGAAGTACTCAGATAATAACCAGTAGAGGTTGCCCATTTAATTGTGCTTTCTGTGCGGCACCTCAATTAAGAGTTGATAAGCGTGTACGTTTTAGAAGTGCTAAATCTATAAGAGATGAAATAGAAGAAGTTACTACTAAATATCATATAAAGCAATTTCGTATAGGCGATGATAACTTTTTTACAAGGAAAGATAGATGTTACGACATAGCCGATGCCTTCGCAGAATTTAATTCAGTCTTTCGCATATCTACAAGGGTAAAACCTTTAGATAGAGTTTTATGGGCTGAATCGCGTAATGCTGGTTTAAAAGAGTTTTCATTTGGTGTAGAAAGTTTCGATGATACAGTATTGGAAGGTTTAAATAAGTTAACAACAGTAGCCGATAATAAAAACGCTTTACGCTTAGCTATGGAATTAGGTATTAGTACTCGTATATTAATGATGATTCGAACGCCTTTTCAAACAGCCGAAACAGTACTTTTAAATAAGAAAGCTTTACAAAATGAACCTTTTTCGATTATTGCATGTACACATTTTTTACCTTTACCAGGTTCAGACGTATGGAGTAACCCAGAAAAATATCGTATAAAAATTATAGACAAAAACTTAGATCATTACAATTTTTATAATTATGGTCCTGAAGGAAGAAGACATTTATTAAATATATTTGAGTATTTAGATCGAGACACTCAAGAAGTGAATAAAGAATCGGAAGATTTTTTATTACACTTAGAATCTTTAGGAAAGGTAAACAGAGGATGAAGCAAGTAGTCATATGTTCAGGGTGGTACGCGGATTCGAAAGGCCATAGCAATAAGCAGATCTCCCCCGTAGTACATGAGCCTGATTATATGTATTACAAATGGTATAACCATTTACATAGGCAACTAGAAGATGTTGCCAAAGCTTATTTAATATATCAATCTAATTGTGAAATTAGTATGAATTTTCCTAGTAAAATTTCTAATATGTCTGTGATACAAAGCGTACGTCCTCCAACACAGCATCATCATAACGATTCAGGATCTATGCTAATGACGTCTGCGATGTATGCTTTATGTAATGAATGTGATCTTATGTATGTTGAGCAGGATTGTTTTGTTGTAGGTATTTTAGGCGCCTACAATTGGGCGCGCCATAACAATGTTAAAATAGCTTATAGTATGTTTAATTACAGACAAGATTTATCTCGAGGTGAATATTGTTTTACATACGTATCCTATAAATATTTAAAGACTTTTATTGCTGAGCTTATGAAGCGTGATTGGCATATATGGAGTGAGGCACGAGATTTTCCTGAATTAGTGTTTAATAATTTGTTTGAGTCCGATGCTACGAGATGGCCTTTTGGGTACGGGAGAAACCGCCCTGTTAACTTTAATGATATCTCTTATTATTTACAGCAGCCAACAGATATAGAATTAAATAAGGTTCTTGAAGCTATTCATCAACGTTATTAAAGGATGAGAAGAATGCCTTATACCGATAAAAATCAAGCTCTTGCACCTGAGGATGTTGAAACTTACAACACTACCTATAAATGTGATGTACCTTTCGACGCACCATTTGCTATTGAAAAAGCTTACGTTGCTCCAGCTGAAGAAGGTGAAGAAGAAGAGCTTTGGTACATTGAAGGCCGCGCAGTTATTGACAAATTAGATTACCAACACGACGTAGTATCCCCTATCGCAATGAAAAATGCTTTACCTGATTTAGATATTAATTCTACTATTTTATATAACCACGATGGTAACATTGAAATTGGCGCCATTGATTCGTATAAGTTTTTAGGCGATTCTATTTGGGTACGAGGTGTCATATCGAAAACTCGAGCTAATATTTGGACACGTATTAAAGAAGGCACTTTGCGTAAATTTTCTATGCGCGGAAGCGTTTTAGCTTTTGACTTACGTTATGTGCCTGAAATTGGTGTTTTAATCCGTTACATTAAAGCTATGACTATTAATGAAATTTCTGTAGTAACTGTATCAGGGCAGGGAGAAGCCTCATTTAATTGGTATGTAAAAAATGATGAGCCCATGGCTTATCATATAAAGAAAGCCTTCACTAGTAACCTGGAAGGAGGTGACCTAATTATGAAGAAGGCACGTAAATCCACTTCTTTTTTCAAAGTTGAAAAGAAAGACAGTGGCGAACAGGTATTAACCATTCAACTCCCCGAAGGTTTTGAAAAGGCGGAAGATGTGGATGATTTGGATCTTGGTGAGCTTGAAAAAGCTATTAAAGATGCAAATACCAACATCGATTCCATTTTGAAAGCTGTAGGAGAAGTTCCGGAAGATGCCAATGACGCTGTCAAAGCACTATTCGGCAAGATTCAAGAAGCGGCAACAGCTCTCAAGGACGGCAGCTTGAGTGATGAGCAACAAAAAGTTACAACTACTGTCAAAAAGAGTGACAACGAGCAGGGCAATGTGGTACAAATTGTACTACCTAGCCTTACCCTCGAAACCCAGAAGACTTTGGACGACGCTGACGCAGATACCGACAAG